ATGTTTTATCATATAAAAGAGCTTCAATATCAAGCAAAGCCAGCTCATCCCGATCCGGTTTATGCGAAAAAACTTCAAGAGGTGCTCGGCGGCCAATTCGGTGAAATTAGCGTCATGATGCAGTATTTGTTTCAAGGGTTTAACTGCAGGGCGGATGCTAAGTATAAAGATTTGTTATATGATGTGGGGACCGAAGAGATCGGGCACGTAGAAATGCTGGCAACGATGATTTCCAGGCTTCTGGACAATGCACCCGCGGATGTACAGGAGGATGCTTATAAAAGCAATCCAGCTATCGCAGCAGTCATGTCAGGGATGAATCCTCAGCACGCGATTGTGTCCGGATTGGGGGCGATGGCATCAGATAGTGAGGGCTATCCGTGGAATGCAAAATACATTATCTCAAGCGGAAACCTGCTGGCCGATTTTCGCGCTAACTTAAATGCGGAGGCCCAAGGACGCCTTCAGGTGACACGGCTTTATGCCATGACCGATGATCCAGGGGTAAGAGATATGCTGTCATTTTTGATTGCAAGGGATACCTATCATCAAAATATGTGGTACGCGGCCATTAAAGAGCTGGAGGAAAGAGAACGGGATATTGTCGTCCCGACGACGTTTCCGCGTGAGCTCGAAAAGCAAGAAGTCTCCTATGATTTGTTTAACTTTTCCAGGGGGGATGAAAGCTCGCAAGGAAGATGGGCACATGGGGAAGCCTTTGACGGCCGGGGTGAATTCAGGTATATCCCGGCTCCGATTGCGTTCGCATCTGCGCCTCACCTTAAACCGGCGCCCATGTGGCTGCATAATACAGTTCCCCCAATGTCGAAATGTTAGGTTCTCTTCTGGGCTGAGGAATATATCCTTAGCCCGTATTTGATCAGATTATTTGATCAGATGTTTTTGCCAATATGATATAACGCTTTTTCCTCAGCGACCTGCAAGTGCTGCTGATCGCCTTCCTCGTACGCATGTGGCCGCTTGTGAGATAATAAATAAGCGAGCCGCTTCTGAAATTGAATACCTGCTTTACGCCGTTCAAACATGTCAAGCCTTTTATCAGCAAATTCCTTTGTTACCCGGAATACCGCCGCAATTGTGGCGAGTGCCTGGCTTCTCCATTGCGGCAGTTCCATCTGCAACAGCATAAAGGTTGGCACACAGAAGTGGTACATAAATTGATTTGCCTGAAATTCCTGAAGCTCTCTGAAGAGCTTGTTCATCTGAAAATGATTGCCTGCATGCTTTAACACGTGGCACAGCTCATGGCCAAAATCCTCCCATTGCTCTTCCCGTGACTTTTTTTGGTTTAATACGATACTGTACATGCCGTCGTATTTCACCATCATGCTCCCCATATCCTCAAAATGCACCCAAATATCCAGATCCTTTGCGATTTTCAGCATGTCAATGTGATGAGGGGATGTGATGCCCAGCCGGCCGTATAAATTTTTAACGTATTCCTCCAGATGTGATAAGTAATCGCCCAATTGAATACTCCCTTTCGAACATTTGTTCTGTTTTTGGCGAGAAAGAAAAGCCCGTATAGGACTGGGAAGTAGTGTAGAAATCTTTCCCTTTTCTTTAAAAAATAAACACTTTTTTCTTTATATCGGTCTACTTTTTATATGTTTTAGAGAACAGAGAACGATTTATTTATTTTTCGGTTTGCGGTTTTTCTCTTTTTCTTTTAAATAGTTGATAAATTCGATGGCCTGCTGTTTGCTTTCTGGGGAAAAATCCTGCATATCGCGGTATGCAAGCTGCAGGTCCGGATCTGAGAACATATCGTCATCGGATTTTTTGTCTTTTCCCGTTAATAAGTAATCAGTTGTTACTTGAAAGTAATCAGCCAGCTTTTGGAGTGTGTCGTAATCAGGTTCGCTTCGCCCATTTTCATAGTGGGAATATCGTGCCCGTGACACACCGATGTGTGATGCGATTTCTTCCTGTGTCCTTTTCCCTCTGAGACTCTTCAATCTGCCGCCTATCATACTATGACCTCTCTTTTTTAAACTCCCTACGTTACTTATGATTATAGATACAATATGTATCAAAATAAAGTTATGATAAAAAAAGTATCAAAAATAACTTGATGATACAGTTCGTATCGTTTATACTTGGTAACAGTTGATACGAAATGTATCGAAAACAAATCAGGAGAGTGATCACATGTATCCAATCCAAATTGTTTTTAGTGAAAATCCCATAGATCAGCGCCATCTCGGACAATCCGGCGGCACCATTTCGTTTACGGCATGCGGCCTTCCGGTGTTCCACTTTGAAACGCAAGAGCAGTTTCAAGCATACATGATGTTAAAGGGAGAAGCGGCGTACAATGAAAAACGATAAAAGCTATCCTTTTCCGACGTATTCAGGGTTATTAAATTCAGAACATTATGACAAAATCGGCCCAGCGCTATGGCTGTTTCTCTGGTTTATCAGCTCAACAACAAAAGAAATCGAAAAAGACGGCGTAAGCTGGGGCATCGTACTCGGCCATAAGCCGTTAAAAGCGAGAGAAATGGCGGCAGTCTTCGGCGTAAGTGAAAAAACCGTCAGAAGATGGCTGGAGCTTCTCGAAAACCATGATTACATAAAGGCCGTCCGTGCGCCATACGGACTGATGATTTCGGTCAAGCATTCAAAAAAATTCAGCTTCAGATCGGACAATACTGTACACGGGAGTCTAAAAGAACGGCCATTTTCGCCGCAGACACCGGACACAAACGACCGTACAGATATAGATAAAACAAACAAATATACTGCTGCTGATGATGCTGTGGATCACATTGCGAAGCGGTTTACACAATTACGGTCGGCTCAAGAAGGACGCACCGTGTATCCTTCCTCAAGAGATTATCAAGCCATCGCCCGCATTGTTGCCATCGGCGTTCCTGTCACGCAAACAATCAAATGGCTTGAAGAATGCTTTCAGGCTTTTGAAAACCGGCGGACCGCCGCTTCTGAAACAATCAAGGCTTTTCGCTACTGCTCGAAATTCATTGAAGATCGATTTTTCGCGCAGCAAGCCAAAAAGAATGCCGCAATTCAGCATGAGAGGATGAAAAAACATGACAAAACGAACAATCGAACAGATTTTGGACGAGCTGAGAAGAGGGAGACGTCCATTACTGGCGGACAAACCGGCCGAATCAGACGCAAGCAGGTATGATTGCCTGCGCTGCAAGGATCAGGGAGGTTATCTCGTCAGGCAGAATGGCCTGGAAGTCTGGACGATGTGCAGCTGCATGGCAGAACGAAAAGTGAAGCGGCTGCTCGGTGCAAGTGAGATTACCCACGCTTTCAGACAGCTCGGCTTCAAGGAATTCCGCACGGAGGGAAAGCCGCAGGCCATAAAAGACGCATTTGAGTGTACAAAAGAGTATGTTGCCGATTATGAACAAATCAAGGATTGCCGAAAAAACAGCATTGCCCTTTTAGGACAGCCCGGATCAGGGAAAACACACCTTTTGACCGCCGCAGCCAACGAATTAATGAGAACATGCTATGTGCCTGTCATTTATTTTCCGTTCGTGGAAGGCTTTACTGATCTGAAAAATGATTTTGCCCTATTAGAAGCGAAGCTGAACCGGATGAAGCAGGCGGATGTGCTGTTCATTGATGATCTGTTTAAACCGGTTAACGGCAAACCCCGCGCTACAGATTGGCAATTAGAGCAAATGTATTCGGTACTCAACTATCGCTACTTAAATCATAAACCGATTTTGCTTTCGAGCGAGCTGACAATTGAAGCACTTGTACGGGTCGATGAAGCGCTCGGCACGAGAATCTATGAGATGTGCAGTGACTATTTAGTGATTATCAAAGGAGCAGCCTACGAGCTTAACCATAGATTGGAGGGCGTCAGATAATGTGCAAGCTTTGTCAAACAAAGAAAGTCATTGTGGAACATACCGGTATTGGAGTCGTTTTTCATCCATGTCCGAACTGCCGGTCCGGCACTGACTTAACGCCTGTCATTCAAAAGCTGGAGCAAATGCTGACAGCGGGAAAAGCGAGGCTGAATATCTATGATTAAACAGCTGACTGCACTAATCGCTTTGCTGTTTCGGGCAAAGCGAACAGAAAAAAACATTGAACAATGGTATAAGGACGACGGGAAGTGAAAGTGTTGGCAAAAACAAAACAGGCAGAGAAAAGCCCTGCGCCGTGGCGTGCTGTCCCGTGCGGGGATACGAAACCGATCTATATTTATTCAGCTTACAGTGAAGAAGAAAAAGAAAGATTCCCATATTCAAATGGACGGCTGATTGCCGCTGTATTTGACCTCAGCTCTTATTCGCAAAAAAGCAATGCCTCTTTGATGGCCGCTGCGCCTGAATTGCTGGAAGCGTCTAAAGCAGCACTTGATTTTCTGAAAGGGAATTCTATTCATTCAAAGGAGCGTATCATTCAGCTATTAGAAAAAGCTGAAGCAAGCGCTGCACCGAAAAGGGGAGGAAATAAAACATGATTCATCCGAAAAAACTGCTGCATATCGATTCCGTCACGCTTAAGAGCCAGCTGGAGGACGGGAAAATCCGTGTCATTATTGTGGACGGCATCAAGCAAGAAGCATGGATCACAGAAGCGCCGGAGCATGGAAAAACGCTCGTCGAAACAAGAAAGGGCGATCTTGCCCGTGTGGAATTTGAAATCGGCTACAAATTAAATTAAAGCGAAAACAGAATACGTCCAAGACGGAAAGCCTGCGGACACTGATCAATTGCACAGCATTTGTGCGTTGATTGGTGTCCGTTTTTTATTTGCCAAAAATGAGGAGGATCATAGAATGCAAGACTTACTATTTGAATATAAACGCACGCTCAAACAAACAAGAATACAATATAAACCGCTCGCTGAGGCAGATGAATCCGTGCTCTCAGCTGAAGAGCTGAAGGATAAAAAAATCATCAGAAATATGATTACTGATCTTGAATATGTAACAGAATGGCTTGAAAAAGGAAGGCAGCCCGGCATCAGACGGGCGATTGACCGGCGTGATGCTTACCAGCGGCTGATGATCAAGGACCCGAGAATCATCGAATCATTTTCCAGCGCTATGATGTTTGAGCCGGACGGACAGGTATCAGAAGAAGACAGAGATAGAATTCGAGAAGCATTAGCCCTGTTAACGGACAGAGAAAAGGAAATGTTTTTGCTGCATAAGGTAGAATGTTTTTCTTATGAACGGATCGCCGATCTTCTCGGCGTAAAAAAATCGACAGTGCAAACGACGATTAAACGGGCGAGTTTAAAGATGCAAAGACAGCAGGAAGACATGAATCGATCACTTGCCTGAAAGCTTGTCATACGTTTGCCACCTATAAGTGAATAGAGCATGACACATAAGCGGCTGGCTGATCAGCCGCTTTTATGAATAAACAACCATGCTGGAGGTGGCGGTGATGCCGTAGCATGAAAACACAACTTCGCGAACAAGCATTAGCAATCTATCAACAACATCAAGGAAAGATCACAAATCGGGCGATCGCGGACACAATCGGTGTTTCCCCGAAAACAATCGGCATCTGGAAAAAACAAGACAAATGGAAAGAGGCCCTGTTTTCTGCGTCCAAAAACGAACAAAAACAGCGCCCTATAGACAACGATGAATTAAATGAACGCCAGCGGCTGTTTTGCCTGTATTACGTCAAAAGCTTCAATGCCACACAGTCAGCAATCAAAGCGGGCTATTCTCCGGACAGCGCTCATGTGACGGGCAGCCGGCTCTTAAAAAACGAAAAGGTCGCTGCTGAAATCAGACGCATTAAAAAAGAAATGGTCAATGAGATGTTTATTGAAGCGATGGATGTGCTGCAGGTTTATATCAAGATCGCGTTTGCGGATATTACGGACTATGTGACCTTTGGAAAAAAAGAGGTCCAGGCTGTCGGGAAATCGGGTCCGCTGTTTGATGAAGATGATAACCCGATTATGAAGGAAATCAGCTTTGTCGATGTCAAAGACTCCGGGCTCGTTGACGGCACCATTGTAACGGAAGCAAAGCTTGGCAAAGAAGGCATTGCCATCAAGCTTGCAGATAAAATGAAGGCGCTTGAGAAGCTATCCTTATATTTTGATTTGTTTCCAGATCAATTTAAACAAAAAATAGAAAATGAGAAATTGAAGCTTGCCAAACAAAAAGCGGAGAAAACAGATGACAGCCAAGAGCCGATTGAAATTATGATCAAACGAAAAGAGCGCAAGTCATGATTGTAAAAGAAATCAACCCACATTTCGAAGATTACGTGTTCAATTGGGAGCAGACGTACCAATTTCTCGTCGGCGGCTACGGCTCATCCAAAAGCTATCATACCGCATTGAAAATCGTGCTAAAGCTGCTGAAGGAAAAACGGACGGCCCTTGTGATCCGGGAGGTGTTCGATACCCATCGGGATTCGACCTTCGCCTTGTTTCAAGAGGTGATCGAAGAGCTCGGTCTCACAAAGGCTGTGGCATCTCTTTCTTCCCCGCTGCAGCTGCGATTTCACAATGGCAGCCGGATCATGTTCAAAGGAATGGACAATCCGGCAAAATTAAAATCGGTTCATAATATTTCATTAATATGGATTGAAGAGTGCTCAGAGGTGAAGTATGAGGGGTTCAAGGAATTAATCGGACGTCTTCGCCATCCTGAGCTGAAGCTTCATATGATCTGTACCACCAATCCCGTCGGCACCTCCAATTGGACGTACAGGCATTTTTTTCGGGACGAACGCAATAAACGGTTTGTGCTGGATGACAGCGAACTTTACGAAAAGCGGACAATTGTGAAGGGAGATACGTATTACCATCATTCCACCGCTAACGACAATCTTTTTCTCCCAGAAAGCTATGTGAAACAGCTTGACGGGCTCAAAGAATATGATCCCGACCTGTACCGGATTGCCCGCAAAGGAAGATTCGGCGTCAACGGGATCAGGGTGCTGCCGCAGTTCGAGGTACTCCCGCATGATCAAGTAAAAAAATGTATCGCAGCCATCAGCAAGCCAATCTTTCGTACAGGTATGGATTTTGGATTCGAGGAATCCTATAATGCCGTCGTCCGGCTTGCTGTAGATCCTGAAAAAAAATACCTCTACATTTATTGGGAGTATTATCAAAATAAAATGACAGATGATAGGACGGCTGAGGAGCTGCGTGAGTTTATTGAGACACAGGAATTGATCAAAGCCGACTCGGCTGAGCCGAAAAGCATCCAATATTTCCGCCAGCAGGGCTTTCGGATGGTTGGAGCCAGAAAGTTTCCCGGCTCCAGGCTTCAATATACCAAAAAGGTAAAACGGTTCAAAAAAATCTTCTGTTCGGACCGCTGTGAAAATGTCATCTATGAGCTCAAGACACTTACGTATGCCAAAGATAAAAACGGAGCTCTGATTGAGGATGAATTCACGATTGACCCGCATACGCTTTCTGCCATTTGGTATGCGCTTGATGATTATGAGGTTGCTGATATGAAAGAGACAGCACACAAACGAATCCGGCCGAACCGAGAAAGGAGGAGGTCATAAATCATGCACAATCAAACAGTCAGAGCAACTGTATTTAAAGCCAATGCCGCGGCTCCTCAGACAAAGCAAATCTATGAAGATGACTTTTCTGAGCTGTACGGAGAGGACATTATCGCTCCGCCCTACAATATCATCGAGCTCAAAACCATTGCCGAATACTCGACTATTCTTCAGCAATGCATTGATGCGTACAGAGTGAATATTACAGGCTTTGGATTCGATGTTGAGTACACATTTGATGTCAACGCAAGTGATGTCGATCAGGCAAAAAAGAAAAGAGCGGAAAAAGACTGGGCCAGACTCGAAGCCTTTTATAAATGTCTTCACTTTGATGAATCAGCTGAAATGATTTTAGGCTATGCCATCGAAGACAGAGAAAAAACAGGCAACGGATTTATGGAAGTGCTTCGCGACGGGGCGGGAAAACCTGCCGGCATCGAATATTTAGATGTGAAATATATGCGTGTATGCGGAGCAGGCGAGCCTGTAGAGGTTTCATTTGTATATGAAGAAAACGGGAAAATGAAAAGGATCAAAAGGCAAAAACGCTTCCGAAAATATGTGCAGATGATTAATGGAAAGAAAGTATTTTTTAAAGAATACGGCGATCCGCGAAAAATGGATATGCGTACAGGTGAATATGTAAACACATTGGCAGAGAAGTATCAAGCAAATGAAGCCATTCACCTCAAAATCGGAAGCGGCGTATACGGTGTACCCCGCTGGATCGGCAATATTGTCAATTTATATGGAGCCCGAAAAGCAGAAGAGCTCAATTTCATGTATTTTAAGCAGGGGCGTCACGTCCCCGCTGCGATTACAGTGGAAAACGGGATGCTGTCTGAAGCTTCTTACCGGGAACTGCAGGAATACATGAATGATCTTGAAGGCGTGGAAAACGCCCATAAATTTCTCCTGATCGAAGCAGAAGGAATCGCAAAAGAAAAGGATCTCCACGGAGGCGAGGATATTACGCCGGTTTCCGTGGAAATCAAATCCTTGGCGGAAATTCTCCAAAACGACGCCCTGTTTCTTGAATACGATGAAAAAAGCAGAAATAAGCTGCGTTCCGCGTTCCGTCTCCCGCCGCTGTATACAGGCGAGGCCCAGGAATACAACAGGGCGACAGCTGATACTGCTAGAAAAATTACGGAGGAGCAGGTTTTTCAGCCGGAGCGAAAAACGCTCGTGAATAAACTGAACACGCTGCTTTTGCCGGAGCTGAATATCCATGACGTCAGGCTGACATTAAAAGGACCAGACTTTCGTGATCCGCTTGAGATTGCGAAGGTGCTCGGTCCTTTTATTACAGCCGGAGCAGTCTCGCCGAATGATTTACGCGACCTTGCCGGACGGGTGCTTGGAAAAACACTTGAGGAGTGGCCGGAGGACATTTATAAACGGCCTGCAGGACAGGATGCGGAAAAGACAAACCTGACTGCGCTCATGCAGGAGTTGAAAGAAAGCATCGAAGATATCAAAACGTCCTGAAGGGAGGTGAATCAAGCAGGTGGCGCGAGAATTAAGAAATGCCAAAATCAGCTTTGTCAGTTATGTAGACAAGGCGGCTAACCAGACAGAATTTTTCTTTACGAAGTCAGCCGAACCTCCGTCATTTGAAAAAAAGGTTCGGCTGTTTACAAAAAGTGAGCAGGATGAACAAAAGCTCGTGTACGGAATCGTGTATGAGCCTGATGTTCCTGATGCCCACGGCGATTTTATGACCGCCGAGGAAATTGAAAAAGCGGCGCACGGTTTTCTCGCGGAGGCACGGGAGATTGATATCAATCACAGCTTTGAGGGCGGAACCGGCGTCGTGGTCGAGTCCTATGTGGCGCCCGATGATTTTATGATCGGGTCAAAGCGGATTACAAAGGGCTCATGGGTGCTCGTGACAAGAGCGTCAGACGAGGTGTGGGAACAGATCAAGGCTGGAATCATCACTGGCTACAGCATGGCGGGCACTGCAGATGTATATGAGGAAGAACCGGTTGAAAAAGCGGGATTCTTCAGTGTATTCAAGCAAATGCTTGCTGACAAAACAGGGAAGGAGACTGAAGAAATGAGAAAAGAAGACATGAAAGAATCATTCGAGCATGCGCTTTACCCTCTGCTCAAACGGCTTGAGCGGATTGAAAAAAACACAGACACGGAGGAAAAGCCGGAGCAGACGGGTGATGACGAGCGTCTGAAAAAGCTCGTTGAAGACATGCTTGCCCCGCTGATCGAACGCATCGAGGCTTTGGAAAAAGCGCGAGGCGCGTCTAAGCAGACAGCGGACGATACGGGCGGCAATACAGAGCAAGTCAAAAAATCAATCTGGAGCGGACTGCTGTAAAACCAGTCAAGGAGGAGGAAATCAATTGAGAAATCAAGAGATCATTCGGAAAGCGGAAATGTCGCTTTCTGCTTTAAAAAGCGGCGGGCTTATGAACCCTGCGCAAGCATCGGCTTTTATCCGCATGGTGCAAAACACGCCGACCATTTTCAGTGAATCCCGCGTGATTCAAATGGAAAACGATTCGCAAAAATTTGAAAAAATCGGCTTCGGCCAGCGTATTCTGCGGGCTGCGCAAGAAGGAAAAGCACTGTCAAACGACGAGCTGACAGTTCCAACGACAAGCACGGTCCAGCTGAACACGAAGGAAGTCATTGCGGAAATTAACATTACGTATGACACACTTGAAAACAATATTGAAAAAGACGGCCTGCAGCAGACGATCATGCAAATTTTAGCAGAGCGCGCAGCAGTTGATATTGAAGAGCTGATCGTTAACGGTGATACAGCATCAGCTGATCCGTATCTGGCACAGCTGGACGGCATCCGCAAACAGGCGGTTTCCCATATCGTTGACATGAACGGTGAAGAATTGTCCAGAGCGACATTCAAGAAAGGCTTAAAGGCAGTTCCGCCGAAATATTTGCGCATCCCTCAGGAATTCAGATTCTATACGTCTCACGGCTTAGAAGTTGAATGGAAGGACCGCGTGGCAGACCGCCAGACAAACCTTGGGGACCAGGCTGTTCAGGGCGGCTTGTCAACAGCATTCGGCGTACCGGTCAAAGGGGTATCCAATATTCAGCCGTACACAGTCGGTGAGGGAGACGCGCAATATGACGCTTCTGATATCATTCTCACACATCCGAAAAATATCATTCTCGGCTTCTCCCGCAATATCCGAATTGAGGTCGACAAAGACATCCGCTCCCGTAAATTCATTATTGTCTTAACGGCCAAGCTGGACAGCAAGTTCGAGGAAGAGGATGCCTGCGCGAAATTAATTAACGTAAAAGAATAATAGAAACGAGGTGGTCAGCTCATGCTCATTAAACCGACTGACGTAGCCTCCTATTCGGTCTATGATCGGGTGAAAAACAGGCCGGAAGAGCTGCTGGCGCAGGATATCATCGAGGCGGAAGCAGAAGCGGCTCTCATCACGGGCCACCGCTTTGAAAACAGCTTGTATGATCCGCTGCCCGGTAAGGTGAAGTTGGCTTTAGTAAAGCTTGCCCAGTATTTTGCGCTTGTCAACAGCGATGAATCTGCCTCATCAAGCTATCAGTCTGAGAAAATGGGGGATTATTCCTACACGGTTTCCGGAGAAGGCGGGATTCAGCGGCCTGAGGTGTATCATTTGCTCGAAGAGTTTATCAAGCCGGGCTACGTCCCTGAATCCTCCAGACTGAAGGTGAGATCTTTATGAGCTACAGGCAGATGCTCATTCACCGTTGCGATATTTATCATGAAGCAGCGCAAGCGCCGTCTGCAGGCCGATTTGGGATTCCGGCAGACAGGCTGCAGCCGGTGATTTCATATCCGGATACACCCGATGAACAAGATGTCCCTTGTTATTTTACCGAAAAAACACAGCAGCTGATTCAGGAGGAGCCGGATCAAACTGTATATCATAGCTTTCTCGTCCATTTTCCGTTGTCAGCGGACATCCGCGTGAACGATAAAATCATTTGGGAGAATCATAAATATATACTAAAGCTGCCGAAAAGGATCAGACATCATCATTGGGAGGTCATCGCAGTCAGGGATGAAAGCCTATGAAAATAGCGGGATTGAAACAGCTGAACACGGCATTAAAAGAAGCGGCTTCAGGCGGTTTTTCCAGACAGGCGTCCCGGTGGCTTGAGGAGTGCGGGCAAGATTTTCTGGAGATCGTCCAATCTGAACTCATCAGCACACAAACGATTGATACAGAAAAACTGCTCAGTTCCTTTGAGAAAGGCGCAGAGGACAATCTTTGGATTGTGCAAAGCGGCGGGCTTTCGCTTGAGGTGGGGACACAGCTTGATTACGCCTCATTTCTTAATGACGGCCATTGGACGTCAAAACAAGATGTGAGATGGGTGCCGGGGCGTTTTCAAGGCTCACGGTTTATTTATGATCCAGCTGCTTCAACGGGAATGGCGCTCAAGAGAAAATGGATACCGGGCACGGGCTACTGGGATCATGCACTGCTTTTATATGAACAGCTGTTTGAAAAATCGATGGAAAGCAAACTGCGCCAGTGGCTGAAGAAGCTGTAAAGGAGGAGCAGGATGAACAGTGAAACAGGATCGATCATGGCGTTTTTGTACAGCCGGTGGTCTGTTCCCATTTATGAACGCGAGCTTCCTGATCACTTTCAGGTGCCGTCGTTATACGTCCCGCCACCATCTGTTTTCGAGGAAACAGATACGGTCTCCACATTTAAAAAAACCTACAGTCTCAATGTAAAACTGTTTCATCTGGACTCCGTTCAGGCGCTGGATGAAGCGGACAGGCTCGCGGATGCCATCAGAGAAGCGAGAAATATGATTCCGCTGCTGAGTGAATCCGGTGAGAAGACGGGGGATATGGTTCGCATCTCCCAAATCGAGACAAGGGTAGGAGACAGGGGCGAGGCGGCCATGGTGATCAGGTGGAGCAGCCGATATTATTATCACAAAACAGAACAGCCTGTCTTACAGGATATCGACATGAACAGCGGGGTGAAATAAACGGTGTCAAAGGACAAACAACAGAAGAAGGCTGTACATACAAAGAGCCGGGAAGCTCTATTTGATACAGCGGATTTGATTAAGCACGCGAAGGAACTGTTCGGCGTTAAGCCGGATATTCTTCAGGGGGCTTTATTTGGCGTGGATCAACCACGTATGACGAAATCAGAAGCCAACCAATTAATTCAAACATTTCTAACCAAGGAGGTCATGTCATCATGAATGGCGGAACATTTACAACAGGCAAAGAAAAAGAACGTGCAGGCATTTATTTTAACTTTAAAACGACGGCACAGGAGCGGGTATCACTCAGTGAACGGGGAACAGTCGCACTTCCGGTCGCATCAAGCTGGGGCGAAGCGAAAACGTTCGTCTCCATTTCCAGCGTTGAAGACCTAAACAAAAAAGTGGGCCTCAGCATTGATGACCCGTCTTTATTGCTGCTGCGTGAAGCGAAGAAAAATGCGAAAACGGTATTGATGTACCGTCTAACCGAAGGTGTCCGAGCGTCTGCTGATATTGCTGAAGGCGTCAAAGCAACTGCAGTATATGGCGGAACAAAAGGAAATGACATTATCATCCGCATCAATCAAAATGTGCTGGATGCTAATTCTTTCGATGTGACAACATATATGGACGAATCAGAGGTTGATAAACAGACTGTCAAAAAGGCTGAAGAATTAACAGCTAACGGCTATGTCACTTTTACCGGAACAGGCGATCTTTCTTCAACGATTCCTCTCACTGGATCAGAAGGAGACACTGCAGCTGAGACGCTGAATGCATCCGCGGGAATCCGTTTATCTGGCGGTACGGATAAAGCCCCTGTTAACTCCGACTATACAGATTTCTTAGCCGCGGCTGAAACGGAGAGCTTTGATGTGATTGCGCTGCCTGTTGCAGAAGGTGACCAGTTGAAGGCGACGTTTGCTGCTTTCATTAAACGCCTTCGCGACGGCCAAGGACAAAAAGTGCAAGGCGTCACAGCCAATTATGCCGGTGATTATGAAGGCATCATCAACGTAACCGAGGGTGTGCTGCTTGAAGATGGCACGGAAGTTACACCCGACAAAGCAACAGCTTGGGTAGCTGGAGCGAGTGCAGGAGCAACCTTTAACCAATCACTTACATTTGTAGAGTACGAAGGCGCAGTTGATGTGTTACACCGCCTCGACCACGATACGATTGTTGAACGTCTGGGCAAAGGTGAATTTTTATTCACATTCGACGCCCGTGATAAATCCGTCAGCGTAGAAAAGGACATTAACTCACTCGTGACGTTCACAGCTGAGAAAAACAAGAAATTTGCGAAGAACAAAATCGTTCGTGTCCTGGATGCTGTGAATAATGATTTAACACGCGAGCTGAAAGCCTTAATTAAATCAAGAAAAAGCAGCGGAAGCGATATCCCGGCATCTGAAGACGGACTGCAGTATGTAAAAACGATGATCACGCAATACATGACAACGCTTCAGGATGCAGGCGGCATCACTGGCTTTGATTCCGATGAAGATATCACAATTTCAATGAATGAAGATCGTGACGGCTTCTTGATTGACCTGGCTGTTCAGCCTGTCGACGCAGCAGAAAAATTCTACTTTAATGTGGAGGTAAACTAATATGGCATTAAAAGCACAAAACACAATCTCAGGAAAAGAAGGCCGCTTATTTCTCGATGGTGAGGAAATGGCGCACATCAAAACATTCGAAGCAAACGTTGAGAAAAACAAATCTGAAGTCAACATTATGGGCCGCCGCATGACAGGCCATAAGACAACAGGGGCAAATGGAACAGGGACCGCAACGTTCTATAAAGTTACATCAAAATTCGTGCTATTGATGATGGACTATGTCAAAAAAGGCAGCGACCCTTACTTCACGCTCCAAGCTGTGCTGGATGATCAATCCTCCGGCCGGGGCACAGAGCGAGTCACACTGTACGACGTCAACTTTGACTCTGCGAAAATCGCAAGCCTTGATGTCGATTCAGAAGCGTTAGAGGAAGAAGTTCCATTTACATTCGAAGACTTCGACGTCCCTGAAAAGCTATCTGACACGTTTTAATCAAAGCTGAATCAAGCCCATACGCAGACCTTTCTCAGAAAGGTCTGTTTTTAAAAGATGAAACCAAACAATAGACAAGGGAGTTTTTTACATGAGCGAGAAGAACGAAAACGTATATGATCTTTCCTTTTTTATGCCGGGAAAAACAATTGAAGCTGAGGAAATCAAAGTGCCGATCTCAAAGCGTTTTGTTGATAAAAAAGGGAACATCGTGCCATTTATTTTTAAAGCGATCACGACGGAGCGCATTGATGAATTGGAGAAAGAAACAACAACGTATAAAAATGTCAAAGGCAGAGGCCGTGTAAAAGATTTAGACAGCCAACGCTTTTATGCCCGAATCGCAGTTGAATCAACCGTTTATCCGGACTTCCGTTCAAAAGAGCTTCGAGAAGCTTACAAAACGGCTGACCCGGTAGAAGTTGCGAAACGCGTGCTCTCAGTTGGAGGCGAGTATGCGAACTGGTTAAACAAAGCGATTGAGATTAATGGATTTGAAGATGAATTAGAGGATCTGGAAGACGAAGCAAAAAACTAATCAAGGATGGGCATAAAGAAGCCGTGTATCTCTACTATGCGATGCACGAGCTTCACTATTCCCCATCAGATTTATTGGCGCTCTACGAAGCGCCCAGAAACTATAAAGCGCTGTTGTATGGACTGATCGGATATAAGCTCGATCTCCTTGAAAAACAAGCAAAGAAAGGAGGGGCATCGTAATTGGCAAAGCTGACAGCAAGGTTTGAAATGGAAGACCGTGTAAGTAAAAAGTTAAGAAAGATCCAGAATGGGTTTAGAGCACTTGAAAAATATAGAAAAATGGTGCAGCGAAAAAGCGCTATTGATGTACGAAAAGAAAGCAAAACTGTATTAAGGACAATTGATCGCATACAAAAATCATTAAAGAAAAAGCTTGGCGCCCAAATGATCTCCATTTCAACTGAGGATAAAGCCAGCAGTATCATTCAGCAGGTTAATGTTCAATTGCAGGGATTGCCGTCATCTGTATCTATTAAAATAGATGCTAGTGACCAAGCAACCGAAAAGTTTGAACGATTAAGAGAGCTCGTGGCAGGTTTTAAAGGCTTTACGATTATGCTGAGTGCAGAAGATCAAGTGTTGCCGGCTGTGCAAAAAATACAGCGCTATATGGAAACTGCACTTAAAAATGGTTACTCTGTTACGATACGCGTGATTGATCACGTCATGAAAACAGTCGGTCGTATTTCTGCTGGTATTGATGCCTTAACAGGAAAAGACAACAAACTTGAGCTCGCTATTAATGACAAGGTGTCAAATAAGCTGGATTCATTGCAGAAAAGAATTGACAGCATGGGAAGCTCAGGTCCCTCCGAGAAAGGAGCGCCTTCAGCAGGAGGAAATACAGGAGATATTGCGAGCATGTTTGATCCAGAAACGATTTTGACAGCACTGGACAAATTTGCTGCTTCATTCATGGAAAAGGTGGATGAAATCGCTACAAAGTTCAGCCCGGAAACAATCTTAACAGAACTGGATAAATTTACAACATCGTTCATGAATAAGGTGGATGAGATCGCCACAAAATTCAGCCCGGAAACAATCTTAACAGAGCTGGATAAATTCACAACATCGTTCATGAGTAAAGTGGACGCAATTGCAACGAAGTTCAGTCCAGAAACGATTCTGGCACAGCTGGATAAGTTCACAGCATCGTTCATGAGCAAAGTTGATGCGATTGCGACAAAGTTCAGTCCAGAGACAATTTTGTCGCAGCTGGATAAGTTCACAACATCGTTCATGAATAAAGTGGACGCAATTGCAACGAAGTTCAGTCCAGAAACGATTCTGGCACAGTTGGATAAGTTTACAACATCGTTCATGAGTAAAGTGGACGGAATTGCGACGAAATTCAGTCCAGAAACGATTTTGTCGCAGCTGGATAAATTCACAACATCGTTCATGAATAAAGTGGACGCAATTGCAACGAAGTTCAGTCCAGAAACGATTCTGGCACAGTTGGATAAGTTTACAACATCGTTCATGAGTAAAGTGGACGGAATTGCGACGAAATTCAGTCCAGAAACGATTTTGTCGCAGCTGGATAAATTCACAACATCGTTCATGAATAAAGTGGACGCAATTGCAACGAAGTTCAGTCCAGAAACGATTCTGTCACAGCTGGATAAATTCACAACATCGTTTATGAGTAAAGTGGATGCAATCGCAAGTAAATTCAGTCCAGAAACGATTTTTAAGCAGCTTGACAAGTTTACAGATTCCTTTATGAAAAAAGTGGATGATATCGCAAGTAAATTCAGTCCAGAAGCGATTTTTAAGCAGCTTGACAAGTTTACAGATTCCTTTATGAAAAAAGTGGATGATATCGCAAGCAAATTCAGTCCAGAAGCGATTTTTAAGCAGCTTGATAAGTTTACAGATTCCTTCATGAAAAAAGTGGATGATATCGTAAGTAAATTCAGCCCGGAAACAATCTTTAATGAGCTTGACAAGTTTACAGATTCCTTCATGAAAAAAGTGGACGATGTCGTAAGTAAATTCAGCCCGGAAACCATTTTTAACGAGCTTGACAAGTTTACAGATTCCTTTATGAAAAAAGTAGATGATGTCGCCAGCAAATTCAGTCCAGACGCCATTATTACTAAAGCGGAAGACTTTGTAACAAATATTGTTGACAAAATTTCAGAGAAATTTAATTTCCTGAATCCGGATAAAATCGCTAATAAAGCAGAAAAGTTTGTTGATAACATTGTTTCAAAAATCGCCAAGAAATTCGAGAAATTCAGCCCTGATAAAATTATTGAAAAAGTGGGAGAGTTTTTTGAAAAAATTATAAAAGGCATTGCTGAGAAGCTGGGGAATCTGGATATTGGCGGGTTGCTTGGCGGCAAATCCAGCGGAAGCAAAGGCAAACAAAAAGCTTCAAAAGCCAATACAAAGAACTCAACTTCTAACAATTCAAACCGCACTAAAAAACCTTCTATGAACCAAAAATCTTCAGGTTCAAAATCGAAAAAGTCAGGCGGCAAATGGGGCGGGGCTTGTGGTTGCTGCTGTGCCGGAATCAGTACAGGCAAAAGCAAAAAAGTCAAAAATAGAAACGGTTCATCAACAAAAGGGAATAAAACAAATCCTGTGAATACACCTAAATCTGCTAAAGGAGCATCAGGCAAAGGTTTTTCAGGCCTTCTGAAAACATTGGGTGAATCAAAAGGCTTAAAAGGCGGACTGAAGGGCTTAAAAGGAGCGGCAAAAGGAATACCAGGATTAGGCGAAATACTGTCCCTTACTGACTTAGCCGGTATCAATAAGGATAATGCTGGTGAAAAAGTAGGTTCAGCCGGCGGAGGTTTAGCAGGAGCCGCTGCAGGAGCGGCTATTGGAAGCGTTGTGCCGGGAGTCGGGACCGCTATTGGCGGTGTTGTAGGAGGAATTGCCGGTACTTTCGGCGGTGAAAGTTTAGGCAAGGCAATTGATGCTGGCGCTCTAGAAGATACATGGAACAGCATTACAGAGGGTGCGCAAAATGCCTGGTCAGCCATTCAGGATACTTGGGGAACTGTATCAACATGGTTTATGGACAATGTCTGGACGCCAGTATCAACTGCAGTTGTGGGTGTAGCAACAAGCATATGGTCCAACATCGTAAATGCATGGACAACGATTCAAACGATATTCAGCACGGTGGCAACATGGTTTATGGACAATGTCTGGACGCCGGTTTCATCAGCAGTTGTGGGTGTAGCAACAGCAATATGGTCTAAAATCGTAAATGCATGGACGACGATTAAAAATGTGTTCAGTACAGTTGCTTCATGGTTTATGAGTAATGTGTGGGGGCCAGTCAAATCTGCTGTAATAGGAGCGGCAACTACAATCTGGGATAAAATGACCGGTGCTTGGAATAAGATTAAGAGTGTTTTCAGTACGGTATCGGGATGGTTCATGGATACAGTTTGGAACCCGGTCAAAAATACAGTCTCAGATGTAGGCAAGGGAATCTCAGATGCTTTCAAAAAAGCGATAGACACCGTTAAGAACATTTGGAAAGGCCTGAGCGGCTGGTTTAAAAAGAATATTCAAGAACCTCTTACAAAGGTGGGAGAAGCGATTTCAGATGCTTTTTCTAAAGCGTTCGGCTGGGTGAAGCAAATCTGGGATAAAGCTGGCGGCGTAGCTAGTAAAGTAATTAATTTTGTAACCGGCGGCGGTGATCCGAATAAAGGTAAGGATCCGGATAAAAATGCCACAGGCGGCTACATCACCAAACCAACCATCTCGTGGATCGGTGAAGCCGGCAAGGAATTCGTTATCCCGGTTGATAACAACCGAGGCCGGGGGAAGATGCTTCTTTCACAAGCGGCGTCTAAGCTGGGTATGCAAGTTGTAGACGACATGGGAGCAGCTTCGTCTTCTGGCGGAAGTCCAGCATCTGTTTCAGGAGGAGCAGCTGTCAGTCCTCTATCAGGCTCAGCCTCCCCAGCAATGAACACTGCAAATCTTACAGGCCAAGCGTCCACACTCGGACAGCAATTTTCAGAAGGCTTTGGTAAAGGCATCAGCGATCAGCCGGTCAAAATGGAAGACTGGAAAAAGAAAAACATCAATACGCCATTTACACAAATGATTTCTGCTTCACCAAATTACGGTAAACAAATGGTAAGCGGGTATGCCAAGGGCCAAAACGGTACAGCAACCGGAACGGACGGCTTTTTGCAATCAAAAGTTAAAACGCCGTATCAAGCCACTGTGAACAAATCGTCTTCATGGGGCACAGGAACGGTCAAAGGCTTTGCGCAAGGACAAAACTCAACCCAAACAGGGACTGCACAGTATGTGAGTACACATGTTGACAAACCGTTCCTGCGTTCAAAAGACACATCGAACAGCTGGGGCTCCGGTTTGATCGGAAACTTTGTGACAGGCATGAATTCTAAATCCAGTGAAGTAAAACAAGCAGCAAAGGATATGGCCAAGAGAGTGGAGCAGGCTTTCCGTGAGGAGCTAGATATTCATTCACCTTCCCGTGTCATGATGAGCTTGGGGCGTTTTGCTTCAATTGGTGTTGTCAAAGGCCTTGGCTCAGTAGATGTAAAGAAATTTGCTGAAAAACAAGCCGGATCACTGGCGGCTGCCTATTCCGGAATGGGAGCCATGGGCGGGAACGTAAAACAATGGATTATGGCTGCTCTCATGGCCACCAAGACACCGATGAGCTGGCTACCGGGACTCATGACGATTGCGCAGCATGAATCCGGAGGCAATCCGAATGCAATTAACTTGTGGGACAGCAACGCAAAAGCGGGGCATCCGTCACAAGGGCTGATGCAGACGATCCCAAGCACCTTTAATGACCATAAAGCACCGGGTATGGGTAACATTAAAAACCCGATTCACAACGCAGCTGCTGCGATCGGCTACATTAAAAGCAGATATGGATCAATCAACAATGTGCCGGGTATTAAAAGCCTGAATCATGGCGGACCGTATGTCGGTTACGCAAACGGCGGGCTGATTACAAAAGAACAAATCGCCCGTGTCGGTGAAGGAAACAAGCGGGAATGGATCATCCCAGAGGAACGGGGCATCCGAGGCCGCTACCTCCTTCAGAGAGCTGCGCAAGCTCTTGGTATGGAAGTGACAGATCCGTCTCAATCCCAGCAGACTGAGCTTTCTTCAGGACAAGTTTCAGCAGTTACATCCGGTACACGGCAAACGATACAAACAGCCGGAACGAAAGAAATAAAGATTGAGTTTAACGGCGATCAGCATTTCCATAATGGACAGGATGCTGATGGCCTGGTTGCGAAAATCAAGCAGGCATTACTTGATGAATTACAAAAAGACATTAACACCAGTACAAAGGGGGTCGTGGCTTTTGACTAAGTCTATCTATGAATTTTGGATATCACAGGGGAAAGAAAAGCTGCGATTCCCTGTTCTTCCTGAAGCGATTGATATAGCGAATAGTGTACAAAATGACTCAGTAAAGATAACGGGATTGGGTGAACTAACGTTTATTGAAGAACCCGGAGCAAAAGAAATTTCATTTTCTTCTTTTTTTCCAAAAAAGTATACGCCGATAGCTGAATATCAAAATCTCCCGTCTCCGGAAAATGCCATTGCGAAAATTGAAAAATGGATGAAGGCAAAAAAGCCTGTTCAATTTTTAATTACGGGAACAAAAATCAATATGACATGCAGTATTGAAAGCCTTAAATATAGTGAGGGAGATAATGAAATAGGAGATCGGGATTTTGATATTGTATTAAAAGAATACAAAACCGCTTCCCCGCGGAAAATCAAGCAGAAGAAAAAAACAAAGGCAAAACGTCCGTCGAAGGCTGCGCCGAAGACGTACACAGTGAAAAAGGGAGACACGCTATGGGACATTGCAGGCAGATTTTACGGGAACAGCACTCAATGGCGCAAAATTTGGAACACCAATAAAACAGCAATGATCAAACGAAGCAAACGGAACATCAGGCAGCCGGGCCACTGGATTTTTCCCGGCCAAAAATTAAAGATACCGCAATGAAACAGGTGATGTATGATGATAGAACTGTTCGTCATTAAAGACACAGAGTGGCTTGAGCTGGTTGCAGAAAGCGTATCGCTTGAAGGCCATCGTTATCAGGCGCCGCGTTCTATTGAAGCGACCATCGTCACCAAGCAGGGCGACCAGACGTATTACAGTGTCTCAGAAGGAGATACGGTTTTGTTTAAGTGGAAGGGAAAAGAGCTGTTTCGGGGCATTGTTTTTGCAAGAACCCCGGACGAGCATACGCTTGCCTTCAGCGCCTATGACATGCTTCAGTACCTGGTCAAAAACCAGGATATGTACGTGTTTTCCAATCAGCGGGCCGACCAGATCATCAGAAGGATTGCTAGTGACTTCCAGATACCGACAACCTCGATCGCAAACACAGGCCATACGATCAAAAGTCTTGTCATTAAAAATGATACGACATTGTATGACATCATATTAAAAGCGCTGAAACAGACGAAAAGCCAGACAGGACGACATTATCAGCTGTATTCGGAAAAAGGAAAGCTCGGTCTGCGCGCTTGGCCAGATCCGTCAGAGGTATGGGTGCTTGAAACGGGCGTCAATATCACGGGCTACCAATACAGCACTTCTATAAACGACACTGCTACTCGGGTGGTGCTTCGCCGGCAGAAGGACAATAAGACATATAAAGCCTCTGCCAAGGACAGATCAGGCTTAAATAAATACGGTGTGCTTCAATATACGGAAACGGTCACGGATGACATCAACCAGGCACAGCTTCAGCAGCGGGCAGATGTAAGCCTTGCTGAAAAAAAGGGCGTGAAAAAAGAACTGAAAAATATTCAGGCAGTGGGCATCCCGGAAGTGCAGAGCGGCTTGCCCGTCTATATTTCGATTCCAGAGGCCGGCATCAAGAAAACCTATTGGGTAGATACGGACCGGCATGAATTTAAAGGAACGAAACATACGATGACGATCGATGTTGTTGAAAAGAATACGATGCCGGAAGGAGTATCCTGATGAGATTAAGTGAGGCTATAAAACATTTGGCAGTCGGCGCAATTGACGCTGAGTCTCCGGTAGAACTGCTCCCGGCTGAAGTCGTTTCGGTTTCTCCTGTGGAAATCAAATTAAAAGAAAACAGCAAACTGATCATACCGGCTGACGCCATCATTATCCCAAAACGGATGCAGTCCGGAGGAGACGATGCACTCGAGCCGGGGGATCGCCTCATGACCGCGGCTCTGACTGGCGGGCAATCGTTTTTTATTTTAGATAAGGTATAGACAAAACCGCTTCAGTACGAAGGGGTTTTTATATTTAGCATGTAAAAGGAGTGGGCATCATGGCCCTGACACCAGAAGTAGAGTTTGAGGATTTTGAAGATGAGAGCGAAGTCATTGAAACCTCGCAAACGTATAAAATAGATTTTGAAAACGGAAGAATTACGAATGAGCTGATTACCGGGCTTGAAGCGATCAGGCAGTTCGTGTATATCGCCTTACAGACAGAACGCTATGCATATTCCATATACAGCCATAATGTCGGAAACGAGCTTCAGGACGTGCTGACAGATCATGAGACGACTGATGCGTATAAAAAGATGGAGATTCCGAGACTGATAGAAGAGGCGCTGGTTTATGATGACCGGATATCGGCTGTAACAGACTTTGAGATAGAAAAACAAGGCGATGCGTTTCATGTGTCTTTTGTGGTGGAGACGGATGAAGGGACGCTTGAGATTGAGGAGGTGATTGGCGAACATGTTTGAAGATCAGACCTTTGAAAATATTATGGAGCGAATGCTGAACAGCATTTCCGCAGATATTGACACAAGAGAAGGCAGCGTCATTTATAATGCGTTAGCCCCGGCGGCGGCCGAGCTTGCGAAGTCTTATATATGGCTGGATACTGTGCTTGAGCTAGTTTTTTCTGATACCGCACAAGGCGAATTTTTAGACAGGCGTGCAGCGGAAGCGGGAATTGAACGGACAGCCGCGACAAAGGCGGTCAGAGCGGGAGAGTTTACATCTGGAGTTACTATTCCTGTCGGCTCCCGCTTTTACGTGGATAATCTTTATTTTCAATATACGGCAGACGGGACGCTCATCTGTGAAACACCTGGTGAAGCGGGAAACGCCAATCTGACCGGACGCAATTTACTGTCATTGGATACCATTCCCGGTTTAGAAACGGCCATTGTCAAAGAAATCCTGATTCCGGGGCGCGAGGAAGAGGGAGATGACAGCTTGCGAGAACGGTATTTTACAAGGGTTCGGCGTGAGGCCGTCAGTGCCAATAAAATGCATTATAAAGAGTGGGCTGAGGAAGTGGACGGTGTGGGAAAGGCAAAGATCTTCCCGCTTTGGAACGGTGAAGGCACTGTCAAAATTGTCGTCACCAATGCGAATCTTGAGCCCGCTTCTCATATTTTAATTCAAAAAGTGAAAGATTATATCGACCCTGAACCAGGACAGGGAGAGGGACAGGCGCCAATCGGAGCCGTTGTCACAGTGGAGAGCGCGGTCTGGAAAGAAGTTGAGATTTCTGCCGAAGTGCTGCCTGAGATCAATCACTCAATTGATGAAGTGAAGTCAGAAATTGAGGAAGGCGTTTTAAATCTCTTTAAGAAAATGGCTTTTGAAGATAACGTCATCCGCCTTTCTCAAATTAACAATATCGTCTATAATTCACCATCAGTCAGTGACTACTCCAATATTCAAATCAACGGCACGTCTGAAAATCTGGTGCTGAGCGACGTGGAAATTCCTAAGCTTGGGCAGGTGAAGATCATTGAGCAAACAAGATGACATGACAGCGTATCTGCCGCCGTTTCTTACCAGCCTTAAAGAAATGGCTGAGCTGCTGAAAGCGGAAGCGCCTGAGTTTGATAAACAAAATGACAGCATATTTGATCTGACGGATCAGTTATTTGTACCGACGGCGACATGGGGGCTCAGCCGCTGGGAAAAGATTTTAAACGTACCGCGGGAATCAGGTGACACTGATGAGATCAGACGATTGAGGCTCATTTCCAAAATGTCGAACATCCCGCCAATCACATACAGGGCCATTGAGCAGGCGGTAAACCGTTTCTTGAAAAACCCGTCTGCACAGGTCCGCCTGCTTCCCGGCGAATACCGATTTAACGTCGATATCAATGTTGATGACCTCCAGCACATGAATGAGCTGATCGAAGCGATAGAAAACATGAAACCCGCTCATTTGGCGTATACGCTCAGAGGCGGATTGAATGAGACGCTGCAAATCAAAGATACAGTCATCCTGAATCACCGCAGATACCGAACAGCCAGTGAGCTCAAGGTCGGTTATTCTGTCACTCTTAACAACAATGAGGTGGTTTTAACTTGATTTCAACCATATACAGAGAACGCACAGCAGCTGATCTAAAAAGCAGAATCGATCACGTGCTGCTCAACGGCCAAAAAACAGAAATAGTAGAGCTTGCCATTGACGGTGCGACCGTCACCGTTCTGACAAAACGTGAGGAAGACATCAAGCATATCGAAACGGTACAAATTTTTGACGAGCTGGGCAACGTCATTACAGAGAGAAAGACTGACCTGGACGTTAGCGAAAACAGAACACTCGATTTCAGATTTACTTTTGAGGTGGTGTAAACATGGCATACGAAGAAAAAACAGACTGGCTTCCGGATGATCCCATCAACGAAGATGACGTCAATCGCTGGGAAAAAGGCATAAAAGACGCCCACACAGACCTGGCCGCCCACAAAAACGACATGAACAACCCCCACAACACAACAAAGGCGCAAATCGGGCTGGGGAACGTGGATAATGTGCAGCAGGCGGCGAAGAAGGATTTTGACAAGCATGAGCAAGATCAGGTGCGGCATGTTACTGAGGAAGAACGAGAGAAATGGAACGGCAGTCAGTTATCTAAGATTACGAAAGATGATGGTTCAGTCTTTATCACTATTGGTAATGGACAAGACTTTAACGAGGTAGCTGCTCAACAAAAGAGATCATTTACTTTTTATACAGCAAAAACAGGTCTGAATACACCTCCGCAACCTACTAAAGGCATTTACTTGTACTCTTCTGAAAAAGAAGGGGAAGCAGTTGCTATGACAAATGATGGGGGCATCTGGAGAAAGACTCTAACGGGGGGAGAATGGTCGGAGTGGAATGCTTTCGAGACAGAAAGTGGATCTAAACTGAAGGCTGATCAAGCTGAAACAAATGCTAAATCTTATACGGACAATCATACTACTAACAGTAGCATACACATAACAAATACTGAACGTACGAAATGGAACGGGGCTCAACTGACAAAGTTAACGAAAGATAACGGCAGAAGAACTTGGGTACCTGATGGGACGGATATTCTATCATTATCAACGGGGTATTATTATGGTGTAGGTAAGAATTTAGTAAACAATCCAGTTGATGATGATAATGCTTGGTATAACTACGATGTGATAGAGGGTGAGAGCGGCAGAAAAACAATTGTTGCTTACCAAAGCTTTGAAGTCACCATGTGGATTGGGATGGTGCATACCGATGGAGAATTCAGAGGATGGAAACGTCTGATCACATCAGAAGAATTGAATAGTGAAAATATCAATAAAATTGGCGATGAGTCACTTTATCAGGACGCATCATACTCTGGAAACAACTATCCTATTGGTATTACCACAGTCGGAATTCTTCAAGGGTCTACAGGATATCCTCATGAATACGGTGAAGTGCTGAATATAAAATCTAGTAAATACCGTTTTGCTCAGTTTTTCTTTTATGCTGGAAATACAGGCCAAAAGAAAATATTTATTCGTCATTGGTATGATAGTGTAGGCTGGACTGAGTTTATTACCATTCCTTCATCAGATGAACTAGAATCTGTTTTAAATACAGCAAGGCTTTATACTGACAGTCATGCGAATAACACGGAAATCCATGTTACGGAGAACGATAAAACAAAATGGAATAACAGCCAGATTTTCAAATTGACTCAAGATGACGGAACGTTGGGAAAATTCTACAATGAAGATTTAAATAATATTATTAAAACAGGATTTTATTATATTTATTCTTCTACGACTGAATTAAATGCTCCTATTAATAGAAATGGGTATTTGCTTGTATATAATGTTGGTACCTATCCGTATCAAGAATTTACTACTTATTCGGGAGAAACAGCTTCTATTCCAGACAATAGAAGAAAATTTATCCGAAATAAAAAGCAAGATTCAGAAGAATGGACTCCGTGGATGGAGATTGAAAATTCACAAGGAGCACAGGCAAAAGCAGACAAAGCTTTAGCTGATGCTAAAACCTATGTAGATACAAATTATACAAATCAAAAATTAACCAAACTTTCAGGTTCTGATGCAATAACAGATGCTAGAACTGGAGGGGATGAGTATCCTCAGGGATTAACTTTAATAGATATTGGTCAAGGAAATAATACCGGTTATCCGCTTCGTTACGGCTTCGTGAAAAATGAGAAACACAGTGATTTTAGATTTGTTCAATATTTTTATGGCACTGGAAATGAATCTGGCAGTTACATTGATAGTACTGGTACATGGATACGGCACTGGTGGAGTGGGTCAGGCTGGACAGCTTGGCATAAAATTTCTGGATTTGCTCACGCAAATATAGGAACTACAGGCATACAGTATTTGGATAAAAAAGCCCACACAAAAATTCAATTTAATCGCAAAAGAAAAGATAGTCACAATGCATTTGATACAAAAAATAGTAGATTCGTTGCTCCTAATGATGGAATGTTTTTAGTAGGAGTGGGGCTGTATATGATAAATACACCGGCTTACATCAATTTTCATCTGAAACTCTATCTAAATGGATCATTGTATAAACCAATTGACCATTTGAGGGGGGACTTTAATGATAAGGAAAGTGAAATGAACCTTGACTTAAATGGTACTGTAACCGTTCCTATGAACAAAGGTGATTATATAGAAATCTATTGCTATTGCAATTATAGCGGTGATGATAGAAGAGGTGTATCCGATTATAACGAGGCATACAACTATATAGACATTCAAGAACTTGGAGGGCTTAACTATCCTACAGTATAAGTATAGGAGGAAAAACGATGATCGCAGAAGCAATCATGTATAAATACCCCAATGCAGATCCAACAAAAGATTTTATCGTTCAGAATGACGGGGAAGGGTCTTATATAGCCGAGTGGAACCTGCGCGCCCCCATCCCAACCCAAAAAGAACTCGAAACCTGGTGGGAGGAGCTGCAAAAAAACCCGCCGTACGAGCCGCCTGATCAGGTGGAGCTTCTCGCTCAAGAATTGTCACAAGAAAAGCTGGCACGCAAGCAGCTTGAAGAATTGAACAAAACTTTGGGAAACGAGCTGGCAGGTATAAAGCTTTCACTACTTTCTTTGAAAGGAGATTACTCTGAATGAATTATTGGGTGCTTGCCCTCTATTATGAGTGGGCGACAGCAGATATGGTAAAACAAGCATTAGCATATAAAGACTGTTCAATTGAGGATCTGGCAGAGGGTGTGAACAAAAAGCTGATCACAGCTGACCAGTATAAAGAAATTACCGGTAAAGCCATGTAAGGCTTTTTTATTTTGCCTGTTTTTAGATCAAAGGAGGATGAAGATATTGAAGTATCAATATGAATTTCCTCTCGATAAGGCTGGAAAAGCCGGCGCTGTAAAGCCCTATCGAGGAGGAAAAAATGATTTTGTGACACCTGTTTCGAATTTGTCAGGCGTAGCGGAGATTTTAACAAATGCTGCTTTAAAGGCTACTGAGGCATACAGTCAGCTCGGGCAGGATAGGCTTGGCGCAGTTCTGATTTCGAAAGTGAAGGGCTGGGCGTATGCAGATCGTGAAGGTACGCTCTTTATAGAAGAAAGTGACAATAACAATGTTTGGACAACGACAGCAGCAGTTAATGTCGCAGCAGGTGTCCTGACAGCGACGGACTGGGTATATCTTTCTAAACGCTATTACCGTTTCCGCTATGTGAACGGGAATCTTCAGCAATCTGAGTTTGTATTATACCAATCAGTCGGTGCGGGTGAGATGGATGTGCGTGTCAATGGAAAAACGCCTTTACAGATTGACTTTGCGGAGAATCAAACACACGATGGACGGCTGAAAGTCGAGGCTCGCAAAACATTTGACTTTGTCTTTCATGAAAATGCAGAGTCCGCCGGCGAGGGGGCAGCTTTACCTGTTGACGGTGCCGCGCATTTACTCGTTGAAATCTACGGCACAGCGGAAATGAGCGAAGTCAAATTTTGGGGCAAATCGGTGTCAGGACAGAAACTGCCGATCAGAGGCGTGAAAACTGATGATGCCACCTCTGCTTTGAGTACATTAGGAAAAGCTGAGACATGGGCCTTCGATATTAAAGGGTTTAAGGAGATCATCATGGAGATCGTCAGTATCACCGGCGGTACTCTCTCGGTAAAAGGGACCGCTGTTTCATAACAGTTTTGGCCCTCGGAAGGGAGGTGATCTGCATGTAAAGGAGGAGTGAATAATGCAGCAAGAGGCAGATGTGAATGTGTTTCAGCAGGACTTAGCAGACATAAAAGGCGAGCACAAAGCACTTGAGCAGAGGGTTTCCGCATTAGAACGCGTGTCTGACCGTCAAGACCAGCAAATCATGACGCTGAATGAGAAATTAAACAAAATTGAAGAAAACACAACGTGGATTAAACGCACCATCACAGGTGCCATCATTACAGCAGTGTCTACAGGCATCATTGGCGGAGCCATCGCCATTATGTACAGCCTGCTGCAGCATTAAAGGGGGATTTTCATGAACACGTTTGACAAGGGCACGGTCATCAGGACGGTGCTTCTTTTAATTGCTTTAATCAACCAGACCATGCTGATGCTCGGCAAATCACCATTGGACATTCAGGAGGAGCAGGTCAATCAGCTCGCTGACGCTCTTTATTCAGCCGGTTCCATCGCATTTACAATTGGAACGACACTTGCCGCTTGGTTTAAAAACAACTATATAACAGAAAAAGGGAAAAAACAGCGCGACTTGTTAAGGGACAATAATCTGACGAAATAAGGAGAGATGAAAATGATTAACATTATTCAAGACTTTATTCCGGTTGGCGCAAATAACCGTCCAGGCTACGCAATGACGCCGCTTTACATTACGGTGCACAACACAGCGAATACCGCAGTAGGAGCAGATGCTGCAGCGCATGCCCGCTATTTGAAAAATCCTGGTACGACGACAAGCTGGCATTTTACAGTTGATGATACAGAAATTTATCAGCATCTGCCTTTAAATGAAAACGGCTGGCATGCGGGAGACGGAAATGGCAGCGGCAACCGGGCTTCTATTGGAATTGAAATTTGCGAAAATGCCGATGGCGATTTTGCAAAAGCAACAGCAAATGCCCAGTGGCTCATCAAAACATTAATGGCTGAACATAATATCAGTCTCGCCAATGTCGTCCCTCATAAGTATTGGTCAGGGAAGGAATGTCCACGAAAATTGTTAGATACGTGGGATTCGTTCAAAGCAGGAATTGGGGGAGGCGGCAGCCAAACTTACGTCGTGAAACAGGGCGACACACTTACATCTATAGCGAGAGCATTTGGTGTTACGGTTGCTCAGCTGCAAGAGTGGAACAATATCGAAGACCCGAATCTTATTCGCGTTGGTCAAGTATTAATTGTAAGTGCTCCATCGTCCGCTGAAGAACCCGAGCTCTATCCGCTCCCTGATGGTATCATTCAATTGACAACACCTTATACCTCAGGAGAACACGTCTTTCAGGTGCAACGAGCACTTGCGGCTCTGTATTTTTACCCTGATAAAGGCGCTGTTAACAACGGAATTGACGGCGTTTACGGACCGAAAACAGCTGACGCAGTTGCCCGTTTTCAGTCTGTTAACGGTCTAACTGCTGACGGTATCTACGGGCCTGCGACGAAAGCGAAGATCGCAGCGCAATTAAGCTGATCACAGACCATAAAAATCCCGGAGCTGCTCCGGGATTTATTTTTTCTTCTTCAACTTTTTAATAATTCCAGCACTGCGCTCCCTCACCCGAAGCGAGTACCCGGAAAGCCCAAACCTTCCGTAAGCAACAAACTTCACACGCCTCACCAATTTTTTCACTGTATCACCTGACATTATCCTCTGTTTGTATTTATTATATGTAACCCTTTAAGAAAAGGAATAAGGACAAGAGCTGTTTTCCCTTGTCCTTTTAGTGTGATCATGCTTTTTTTCGTTTATACTCGTCAATCAGCCGTTCGTTTTCTTTGAAGATTCTTGCTGTATGCGGACTGACTTGATAGCTTGCGACACTGGTGGTTGAACGTTTTTTCAGGATTTTAAACGGCTTCGCCGCTCTGGGCTCGCATCTGTTTTGAAACGCACGTTCCAT